GTAGTCGAGACTCAATGGTGCAATGCATTAGCGCCTAACTTGATCTGGCCTAAACAATGGAAGGAAAAAAAATGATAAATGAAATAAAAATAAAAAATAAAGGTCCAGAAAAGGTAACCTTTGTGGACATGGTGGCCGTTTGTATTCAACGGTTAATGAGTCCCAAAGCTTCAGCTAATGATAAGAAAAAAGCAGCGGATGGGCTACTAACATTGGCCAAAGTTTTGGATAAAAATCCAGATATAGTTAAACAATTGGAGGATAAAAAATAATGCCTCTATTAAATTACTACAGTCAAAACAAAATGGCTAAGGGAGAAAAATTTGGATATAAAACCGCGATTCTACATCTTGCGCCGTATAAGCTTTCAGGCAAAAATGTTTGCCCGAAGGCTAGTAAAGAGTGTATTGCGTTTTGTTTAAACACAAGTGGCCGGGGTCAAATGAATAGCGTGCAGCAGGCCAGAATAAATAAAACTAATTTATTCTGGAAGGACCGGAAAAAATTCCTTGAGCAGCTCAGCCAGGAGATTGGACAATTGAAAAAGCGGGCTAGATCTCAAGGGTATAAATTCGCTGTTCGATTGAATGGGACATCCGACCTGGCATGGCATCGATTTAGCAGCTTGATGCAGGACCACCACGACGTTATTTTTTATGATTATACTAAGGTATTAAATCACCTGGATCATAATCTAAAAAATTACAAAATAACTTTTTCTGCATCTGAGTCTAATCAAAACGAATGTATCAAGGCTATGGACATGGGCGCGAATGTTGCCGTGGTATTCCAGGACAAGTTACCTAAAAGATGGGCTATTAGATCCGGTAGCAGCATGAATGACAGAAGAGTCATTGACGGTGATAAACATGACTTGCGCTTTTTAGATCCGCGTGGCGTGCTTGTTGGGTTACTGGCTAAGGGCTCAGCTAAAAAGGCAGCCGCTGGAGGTTTTATAAATGAATAAATTTCTAGCGCTGCTCATGCGCTTTGTGATATTTTTTCCGGGCACATGCTTAATAATTCTCCTGCTGCTAATACTTTTTTAAGATGTCCAAAATGGGTTTTTTAGTCTTGTGATTTTATCTCATTTTGATAAGATATAATAAGATGAAAAAAACAATGGAGAAAAAAATGCCTGAAGAGATAAAAAAAGAATTAATATCTTTATTTAAGGATATTAAATATCAAACTGGATATATGTCAGGAAGCTGGGGTAACAGTAAGATGTTATCTCAAATGGCTAGAGAAGATGGAATCAGCCCCTGGTCTATTGAAAGTGAAATAGATAATTTTGCTAAAAAGCATAAATTAAAAGTGTAAACCGAAACTGGCGGTGTAAACCGCCAGTTTATCTAGAGTGGCTTCTAGATACTGATGAGGCAGCCAAAAACAAAAAAAGGAGAAAAAATGGATAAAAAACATACTAGAATCTGGTACATAGATAAATATGAACCTGACGTTCTTCTAGAAACTACTCTCGGTGATTTTCTTGAAAGAATCAATAAAGGGTTAACAAGTATACATGGTGATGATTCTTATAAAGTAACAAGAATAGATTTTACAGCATCATTTAGATTTTTTGTTACAGCTAAAGAATATGTTACCTGGTTTAAGAAAAAATATAAGGACAAAAGGTATTATCACATGTCTAAAAGAGCCTGGCTATCTAATACAATATCTAAATAAAAAATTTAGATTTCTCCAACCCCGGGCCATCCTGGCCCGGGTCCCTTTTCAAGGCTCAATTTTCCACAAAAAAAAGAAAAAAATTTTTTTTAATTTTTTTTCCTTAATTTTTTTATAGTTAGTATTATTTACATTAACATTGTATAATAAATAGAAGTAGTGTATCCTGAAACGAAATGGGGACCCACACAGAAAATACACCGAATAAAGACGTTGATCTTTTAACCACAGACCAGCTTCGTTTGAGGCTCGAAAAGACGTGGATACAACATGTTAAATTATGTCAGGATAATTTCTTATATTTTGTTAAGAATGTTTGGCCTGACTTCATCTGTAGAACAGATAAGGACCCAGACAATTGGGGCCACCATCAACACATCGCAAGTGAGTTTACAAAAATTGCTAAAGAAAAAAAAGGAAGGCTCATCGTAAATATGCCTCCACGACATACTAAGTCTGAATTTGCATCCATATACTTTCCTGCATGGATGATTGGTAAGTATCCTAAAATGAAATTAATGCAGGTATCACACAACGCAGAACTATCAGCAAGGTTCGGTGCAAAGGTAAGAAATTTAATTGATAGTAAGGAGTATAAAGAAATCTTTGGAGATGTTAAACTACGAGAGGATAGTAAGGCAAAAGGACGTTGGGAGACCAATCATGGTGGAGAATATTTTGCAGCGGGGGTAGGCGGTTCTATCACAGGACGAGGGGCGGACTTACTTATTATCGATGATCCACATACAGAACAAGATTCATTATCTGATTCCGCAATGGAGAGAACTTACGATTGGTATTTATCAGGACCAAGACAACGTTTACAACCTGGAGGCTCGATTGTTTTAGTTATGACACGTTGGGCAGAAGATGATTTAACAGGTCGTTTAATAAGAGCACAATCAGAACCTAAAGCAGATAAATGGGAACAAATATCTTTCCCTGCAATTTTAGATTCAGGTAATCCAGTTTGGCCTGAGTATTGGAACCTCGAAGAATTAGAAAAAGTTAAGGCTTCGTTATCCGTGAGAAATTGGTCCGCTCAGTATATGCAAAATCCTACATCAGAAGAAGGCGCAATTCTCAAAAGAGAATGGTGGCAGCCATGGGATTACGAGATGCCAGTTTTAAAACATGTTATACAATCTTACGATACAGCTTTCAGTGCAAAAGAGACATCAGACTACTCAGCTATTACTACGTGGGGAATATTCACGCCTCACGATGGTGCACCGGATGCCATCATGTTAATTGATGCAATTAAGGGTAAGTTTGATTTTCCTGAATTGAAAGCTGTAGCTTATGAACAATATAAATACTGGACACCTGAATCTGTAATTATTGAAGCTAAGGCTTCAGGACAACCTTTAATACACGAAATGAGAAGAATGGGTATACCTGTAATCGATTTTATACCAACACGAGGAAAAGATAAGCATAGCAGGGTAAATGCATGTTCACCCATATTTGAGTCTAAACAAGTATGGTTCCCTTCAGGCGAGAAATTTGCACAGGAAGTTATTGAGGAATGTGCAGCATTTCCTCATGCAGAATATGACGATTATGTTGATAGCACCACACAAGCTGTGTTAAGATATCGACAAGGTTATTTCGTGTCTACTTATTCTGACGAGGATGAGATGAAGAAATACAAAGAAAAAAGATACGTATATTATTAAGGAGAACATATGTCTAAATTTAAAAAGAGATTAAGGAAGGCAGCTAAGGTTGGAATAGGACTTGCGGCAGCTTATTCTTTAATGGGAGGCAAAAAAGATGCAGCTAAACTTATATCAGGAAAAGATTCTGAAGTAGGTGCCATAGCTGGTATGGATAAACCAATAAAAAAAGTAGAGTATATAACAAAAAAATCTAAAGCACCTGATAAGATAATTAAAAATATTGCTGATAAAGCAAAAATTAGAAGTAGCAGAGGTGCTGGAGATGCAGTTGGTGGTATTCAAGGTAGTAAATTAAATTTCAAATCAGCAGCCGATGTTAGAGCTAGAAACAAAGCATTTAATGAAAAACTTAAAAATGTTAAAGGCGAAAGATATTCCATCTTAAAATCTATGGGTTTTAAACAAGGTAAGATGATTAGAGCTAAAGGTGGAAAAGAAATCGTAGGCAAGAAAACAAAACTATATTAATGGCTGAAGTAGATAAAAAAATTGAAACTGTGGAGGAGACTCCACAGGAAGAAGGAGTTAGTGTAGAGATTGAAAATAAAGATCTACCTGAAACAGTAGATGAGCAAATTTCATTAGAAGAAAAATTCTATGAAAATATAGCAGCTGATCTAGACGAAAGAGTTCTTCAAAAAATGTCCAAACAATTAATGGACGATTACAAACGTGATCGTGTATCAAGAAAAGATTGGGAGGATTCAGTTTCAAAAGGTTTAGATCTACTTGGTTTTAAATACACACAACTTACAAAACCTTTCAGAGGTTCGGCAAGCGTGACTCATCCACTCCTAGCAGAAGCAGCCACACAATTTCAAGCACAAGCATACAAAGAATTATTACCAAGTGATGGTCCCGTGAGAACAAAAGTCGTTGGCACAGAGGATGATGCTACAGCGAATCAAGCTTCACGAGTCCAGGACTTCATGAACTATATGCTCATGGAAGAAATGGAAGAGTACACACCTGAGATGGACCAACTATTATTTCATTTACCTCTTACAGGTTCTGCATTTAAAAAAGTTTATTATGATGAAGTAATGAAAAGAGCAGTTTCAAAATTCGTGCCTGCTGAAGACTTAGTCGTTCCTTATTACGCTACTGATTTAATGGATTGCGAAAGAATTACCCATGTCGTTAAAATGAATGAGAACGATATATTGAAACAACAAAAAGCAGGATTCTATAGAGACATAGAATTAAAACCTGTGCAAGGTAAAATATCAGATTTAGAAAAAAAATATCAAGAGCTTGAAGGTATCACACCATCAGGAGATAAGGTTTATTCATTTAACATTTTAGAAATGCATGTAGATTTAAATTTAGATGATTTTATTTATGATGAACCTAGCAAAGAAGTAAAAATTCCATACATCGTAACGATCGATGAAGGTTCAGGTGAGGTTTTATCTATCTATAGAAACTATGATATGGCAGATGAAACAAAAAAACGTAAAGAATATTTCGTACATTTCAAATTTTTACCAGGATTAGGTTTCTATGGCTTTGGTTTAATACACATGATCGGTGGATTAACTAGAACAGCTACACAAGCATTAAGACAATTATTAGATGCAGGTACATTATCCAACTTACCAGCTGGATTTAAGTCTAGAGGTATAAGAATTAGAGATGATGACCAGCCATTTCAGCCAGGAGAGTTTAGAGATGTTGATGCGCCAGGGGGAAATATTAAAGATCAGTTTCAAATTTTACCATTTAAAGAGCCAAGCGGGACGTTATACCAACTTTTAGGTTTTGTTGTGCAATCAGGACAGAGATTTGCAAGCATAACTAACATGGAT